GAAGGTTACATTACGAACAAACGCAGACCTAATGTGTTGTATAACTCTGCCCTTTACTCGGACAGAGTATACATCTTTGTGTAGGTTCCAATATGTTTCATGGCGTTGGTTAATGATCGGGTTCATAGTAAATACTCCTTAGTATTTCTTGACTTTTTCTACAATAGTCTTAACGTCATTGATTGTATAACACAACAGACAGTCTTTGCATTTCTGTCCTGTGCAATTCTGCCTGTCTACATCCTCATGCTCTAGCACATTGTTGAATGTCTTGTCAAAGAACTTAGGCGGCTTGGACATGATGTGAGACTTTTTAGGATTGGAATAGACAAGGTTAAGGTTCTCAGGCTTGCCATGCTTTTTGATGTAGCGAAACACAATGTCAACTCGCTTAGTCCACAAGGCAAAGCGACACCAAGGATTGTCAAGGACAATAGCCATAAGGTTTTCCATGTGCTGATCGTTGATCAGTTCACCATGTGCTGAGAAACGAAACACACTGTCCAAGATACGAGGTATCTCTTTGGGTTCCAATGGGCGGCTAGACAACAGGTCACTGTTACGCTGCAAGGCAGGAGCCATGTTCTTACGGAAGCCATCAAGCATCTTGTGACTGTAGCAATCACCACAGATATTATCTGTCTTGTGTTCAACAGCTTTAGCATGTTGCTCAATGCAATAGGTATTTGTTTTTGTGTTGGTACTGATAGCACGAAACTCAGCAAGTTTACCTGTCATATTTGATATGTGAACAGCAGTCATAGTGTTACTCCGTAAAAAGTGTCCAACATTGGACCGTTTCAGTTTGTTACAGTGTAGTATATAAATACTTAGTACTTTTATAAATGTCAAGTACTAAGTATGTTATACACACTAGTTGATGGTTAGCGGTATGGGGTAAGCATAGTCGATGCCAACAAATTCATCGGGTACATATTCCTTGCACTCTAACATCTCAATGTTAGCGAGAGGTGTTTGCATCTGAGCCAACAGCATAGCTGTTTCGACAGCAGACTTCCAATCGTTTACGTTAGGCATAGTATCGTCCAGCTTAACTACACTAGGCACATTATCAATGCCTAGCGTTACTTCATATGCTTGTAGATAACTCATGTTTGTTTCTCCAATTCCTTACGGATTTTAGCCAGTAAATCTACTAAAGATTTATCTGAACGCATACTAGTCTTAGGCAGTAGCTGCTCACACATGGTGAGCAACTTTAGTTCAAGTTCCTTCATATTACCCTGCCAAAGCAGCAGGGTTTTTGTCCATCAACTGCTTGTAAAGCAGAGTGGTTTGCTCCCAGCTTTGGATATATTCCTTACGTAGCTGGGCCTCGGCGGTCATGTTGGGGCATTTGTGAGGCAGGATGCCAAGCTGTTGTAGCTTCCCAACACGGTAAACTATACGGTTATGAAACTCGTTAAGGTTACGAGCCATTTCTTTGGCTGTCATGGTCATGTAGTTCTCGACTACATAATCATCAATGACGCTGTAGTTATATGTATAACACGCTGCCTTCGACATATGGAAGGTGTGCTGCTCATACAAAGCAGGGTTGCTAGACTTGACGATAGGACGGGTTGTGTTTGTGTTGGTAGTCATGTGCATATCTCCTATGCTGTAAAGTGTCCAATGTTGGACCGTTTGGTTGGGGTAGTAAGTGTAGTATATAAATAATAAGTATATCGTAAGAACTCTATACTTATTATGTTATACACACTAAGTGTTTAAGCCAGTGTTAGTTTAAGGTCAAGCTCTTTCCATCCTACAGGCATACACATTACTGCTGTATTTTCTAGCAGATCAACAGCGATATCACCAACCGACATTGAAGGATGTTTCTGTAGTGATACTACATTGATACCCTCTCTGGCATAGCCATTACCTGCATCAAATATATCTGATAATGCAAGTGACATACCATCAGTACAACTGATCAACATGGTCTGTTTATACATACCAAGTTCAATGGCATCCAATGCCCTTCGATTGGCATTTTCCCCATTGGGAAACATCAAGGCAAAGTATGCTAAAGCAAAGTCACTGTCCTGTTGTGCATTAATGCGCTTCACTTGATCGTCGGATAGTGGACGTTGGTAAATCATATAGGTCATTTTATCGTACCCTTCTACGAAGTTTTTGTTTAGCATAACGTAAAGACTTACGTTCTATCTGCCACAACTTGCGGCGTTCCTTGTAAGTCATATCATTCTGTCCAACATTGGACCGTTTGATAAACTTAATAAAGTTTAAGAGTTTCATCCATCCATATACTCCCTGAGTGCCTTACGGAAATCCGTTTGGCGATTACGTTTAGCTTTGTTGCCCTTTTTAGGAAGGACAACTTGCGGTGACTTGCGTTCCTGCAGCATAGCTTTAGCTACAGGATTGACAATACCCATTGGGGCATTCTTCATATTACGATTAGGCACTTTCATTTTTAAACAAATCCCAAAACATCCATCCTAATGCACAAACTTGCACAAGGATTAAACCTGCAATTACACCAGACAAAAGATACTCCATTAAAGTTCGTCCCAAAAGATGCCCTTGAAGAAATCTCTATCTTCTGGCGATACGTTAGGCATGGCTTCCTGTATCAAAGCACCATCCATCCATGCTCTCACTTGTTCAAGGTTCACATCAATCTCTTTAGAGCGAACATCATCGGACAAGATAGATTTTACTTCAACAAACATATAAAAGTTCCTTTTAAAAGTGTCCAACATTGGACCGTTTCGGTTGGGTCGTTAGTGTGTTATATAAGTTATATATACTTTCACTAAAGTATCAAGTATATATAACGTTATAACCACTATCAAAAGATAGTAAGATTAGGCCATATGTACACTGCAAACCACAACAATATAGCCAGAACAACGGCAGCATTTAAGGCAACCATAATACCATTACCAATGGTATAAAGAATGTTTAAGACAGCTTGTTTCATATTAAAAGTTCCTTTTAAAAGTGTCCAACATTGGACCGTTTCAGTTACGCTCTGCTTGGCGAAGCCAACGCTCTGCTGTAGTTACATCAGCAGCACCTGCTTTCATACAGGCAATCACAGCCTCATCATGAGCCTCACGCTCAGATTGCAGGTCTGCATTAATCTGCTCTTGCAGATCAGCTTTCCATTGCTGCTGATCAGCCTCAGACATATCCCGATAGAACACAAGATCACCGCCACGTGGCCTAAAGCCATAGGCATCTTTGTACATATCGCTGAAGTTATCCATATAGAAGTTCCTTCTAAAGTGTCCAACATTGGACCGTTTCAGTTTGTAGTACGTTATATAAATAATAAGTATATCGTAAGAACTCTATACTTATTATGTTATAACTACTATTTACATTCCGTCTTCGTGGCATCCATATGGTGCAAGGTATCCCATTTCAAGGATACTATCCCAAAATTCTTTCGCTGATTCTGCGGTTAAATCAGACCATTTTTCTACGAAAGCACGGCGCATCATCCCATTACCACAATCGTCAATCTTATCTTGAACTGATTTAGGAAGATTAAGGCAGTGTACATAATCATCTTCACCCCATGAAAAATATGATTTAACATCATCTTGATTACCAAATTTCTGTAAGAAATCGTTGCGGCCCATTTGATAAGCGTCAGCTTCCATATAAAGATTAAACAATTTTGACATGTAGAAGTTCCTTCTAAAGTGTCCAACATTGGACCGTTTCGGTTTGATGGTGTGTTATATAAAAGCAATAGGTAGTTCGTAAGAACTTACTACCTATTACTTGTTATAACCACTAGTTAGCAAAAAGATACGACTACGAAAGACGTAGTGTCGAAACCCACTCTTGCAGGTGTGATGGTTAGAAAGGTGAATGGCAGACGGGCTACCCAGCTTGTCGAACGTACTAGCATTTTGTTACTCCTGATATGTTAGTGGACCGTTTCGGTTTGATAGTGTGTTATATAAAAGCAATAGGTAGTTCGTAAGAACTTACTACCTATTACTTGTTATAACCACTAGTTAGTGATTAGAATGGAAGGCCAACAGATTTTACTGCTTTAGCAGCAATGTGTGTATTTGCAGCATCTACAGGATCATCTGCATCAAGCTCTGCTTCAAGCCGTTCTTGCTCAATCATGAGCATCTCAATGATCTCTTCAAGATCAAGGCCATTGCCTTTCACAATGTCCATCATTTTGTCTACGACAAGCTGCGGAGTAACCTTTAGGTTAGGATTTGGTCCAACATTGGACACTTCTGCTTTAGCAGTAGGTTGTTCCGTTGGTTCAGCTTTAGCTGTAGTATCAGCTTCGCTGTCTGGATTGGCAGCTTTACGCATTGCAGCTTTTAAAGCTGTAAGACTAGAACCTTTGAACTTGCCTTTGGCAATGAAGTCACGGCACTCTTTTTCGTTTTCAACGAACCAAAGAGCCTCAGAACGGCGGCGTTTATCAATACCATTGATCCCATGAGTGACCAAGGTTTGACGACTGATTTGACCACTATCCATCGGAGATGAGGCTTTCAACTTCTGTAGAAGTTTACCCAACCGAGTATCAAAGCCATTGGCTTTTACAGTCTGTTTCAACGAGTTGAGTTGACGCCACATTTTACCAAGGGCTTTGCCCTCTGCAATATCGTCACCGATTGAGGTAGTTTGGTTTTGGTTTGGAGTTGCCATGGTTAGTTTTCCTTTTATCTATTCTGTTTATATGAGAGAACTTATATCTCTCGTAAAGAACGAGATATAATTCTCTTTATAAACTAAGTAGAATAGAAAAAAGGGTTTGTCAAGTGGGTTGGTTTTGGTGATTGATCGAAGATCAAAAGGTCGCATGATGATCCTCGGCGCAGGTCGTTTCGCATTGACTGCAGGTATCGAAGATACCGAAGTTCGTACGTGAAACTCGTGAGGAGTGTTGCTGAATTGTCACAGTTTGTATATAGATGGAACATCTAAAAAGTGTCCAACATTGGACCGTTTGACCATTGGCAGAGCTATGCATGGCTTGTAGGATCACATGACTGACCAATACCATTGGTGGGGTAGGGTATTTTTAAGCATCGGCTTCACTACACATCTTCGATGTGAAAACCCTTGGTATCAATTCACTATTTATAGTGGCAACTGATTGAATAACACTTGTCGTAGACAAGGAAGCTGTTGAAATCACTCACTCTTTAGAGTGTTTGGTGTGATGATCACCTCATCTGCCCTCACCGCAACGGCTGCTTAGGCATTATGCATAGGTACAGGCGCAGTGACACGTGAGGGGCAAGGGCCACCCCCGTACCCAGCGTATATATGCATGTACTAATACACAGATTAGGTTTTTTAACTGGTAACCACAAGGTATATATACGTACTATGATACCCCATAGACACACTTACTGTGATATATTTGTCACACTATGCCCTAATGCTACACTAAAATCCTACCACATACAACATTAGGGGTTGACATGTTTTACCGAATGTGTAAAACTATCATAGTAGACAGTAGACACTCACTTACAGTGATTCATTGATAGATAAAAAATAATTCTAATCTATTAATCACGTAAATGCAGACACTTTAAGTGAGGAAACACAAATCCTACTACTTAAATGTACATAAATAACAATAATATGTAGAAAGTACTTGACAATGAGTAAGAAATCTGTAAAACTATATACAGACAATGTATTAGAAGAGTTTTATAACCACCTTCTTGACGGTAATTTAGACCAATTGCACATACCACATAGTGATGTATTCTATGTAAAGGCTGCAGTTGATGCTCACTACGGTAAATCATTTACATTAAAGCACGTAGAAGAAGCAATGAGGCTGGAAGGCTGGACTGAGAAATCATACAGTGATCCTAACTATGGAAAATAACTTATATGGCTATTCCTGAAAGAGTTAAAACTAAAATGAAAGAGGAAGGACTCCAAGGTGTTAATAAACCTAAGAGAACTCCTAGCCATAAAACAAAATCTCATTGTGTAATGGCTAAAGAAGGCGATAAGTATAAGTTTATTAGATTCGGACAGCAGGGTGTTAGTGGTGCAGGTAAATCCCCTAAGACTGCAAAAGATAAAGCACGTAAGAAAAGCTATTATGCTAGACATAATGCACAAGGAAAACCAACGAATAAGTTATCAGCAAAGTACTGGTCACATAAAGTAAAATGGTAAAGGATATAAACCAATGGGAATTTTAAGTAAAGCAGCTAAAGCCGCTGCAAAGGCCGCAAAGGCCGCAAAAGCAGCGAAGGCTGCAAAAGCTGCTGCTGCAGATAAAGCTAAACCAAAAACTAAAACTAAAGCTAAAGAATCTCCTAATACAAAGTATGTAGGTTCTGGCCCTATTTCTGAAGTAATTGAGGGTAAGAAAACTAAAACTAGAGCTGCTACTCAAGGTAAAAATAGAGTACCTGAAGCTGAAAAGAAAGATCAAGCTAAGAAAGCTACTGGTCGTATTACTGCAAAGAATACAAAGCCGGGAGCAAAACCATTAAGCATGAGTAAATACCGTTCCTTTACAGATGCACAACGTGCTAAAGCTAAAGCACAAGCAGGTATTGATTTCCGTGCAGGTAAAATTACTAAAGCAGAGCGTGATACTATTGTAAAACGTATTGATGCTGCTAATGCTGCTGAAGTAGATAAAGGCGGTCGTAAAATGGCTCAAGGTAAAGCCGATAAAAAACCATTTAAAGGATATACTCCTAAGTCTCCCTTTAATAAAGGTGGAATGGCTAAGAAAAAAGCTACTGCATATATGTATGGTGGCATGGCTAAAAAGAAAAAGAAGTAATGTCCAATAAAATTAAATCAGATGCAAAGCGTTTATCAGATAGTCAATTCAAAGCTATCTATAAACAAACTAAAACTCAAGCATTAAAGAAAGCTGGACTAAAACCTATTAAGTAATTCAACCCTTCCCGTTGTGTTGATCGTGCATAGCGGGAATGCATTAATAGCTGTAGTTATTTAAACTTGAACATGGTATAACTATCTTATGGTTAAACATAAGGAGACATACCATGTTCAAGAATATTATTAAAACAATACAACAAGCACAAGAACGTAGAGTGGCATACTGGCAGCTACAACATATGTCAGATAAAGCTCTTAGAGATATAGGAGTAACACGTGGCGAAATCAGGCAAAAAGTCTACCGTTAATGCAGCAGGTAATTATACTAAGCCTACTATGCGTAAACGTATTGTTGCTTCAGTCAAAGCCGGAGGCAAAGGAGGTAGGCCCGGTCAGTGGTCTGCCCGTAAAGCACAGCTTGTTGCCTCTCGTTACAAGAAGGCAGGAGGGGGATACACTACATGAAGGTAAATGCACCCAAAGGCTATCATTGGATGAAGCAAAAAGATGGTAAATTTAAACTAATGAAACATAGTGGTAAGTTTGTATCTCACAAAGGAGCAAGTCTTACCGCTAATTTTCCTGTGCAGAAAAAACATACTGATGCCAAAAAGTAAAAGCCAACAGAGTCTTGATAGATGGACTAAGCAGGATTGGAGAACCAAAAGTGGCAAGCCCTCTACACAGGGGTCTAAGGCTACTGGTGAAAGATACCTTCCTGCTAAGGCTATTAAATCTCTTAGTGATTCTGAGTATGCTGCTACAACCCGTGCCAAACGAAGAGGCACGGCTAAGGGTAAGCAGTTTGTGGCTCAACCTAAGAAAGTTGCAAAAAAAGTAAAAGCATATAGGGGGAAGTAATATGCCAGAGATTGTTATGGAACGTATACTTAAATGGCAAATCATGCCACGTATTATGATGCTTGCTGTTACTGTACTAACATACCAAACGGTACATTGGTTTATGACATTGCCTGATCCATCAGTACAACAATCTGGTTTAGTATCCATTTGTATGGGCGCACTTACAGGTTGTTTTGCTGTATGGCTTGGCAATGAGAAGCATAAATAGTCCTATACATAAAGAAGTAAATAGGTTCCTTTGGATTGTCAAAGGGCGGTTAGCCCCTGATGAATATAGTGAACAAGACTACTTAGATGTATACGACTCATACTTTAAAAGGCTTTGGGGCAATCATGAGAACTGTGTTCATGAGGAAGGCTTTGAAGAAGCATATACGGAGAAGTATAAAAAATGATTGGTCAACTAATAGGAAGTCTTACAGGTTTAGCTACCAGCATCATAGATGGTAAGACACAAATAAAACTAACTGAAGCTGAAATAAAAAAGAAACAGCTTACTGGTGAGATTGATTGGGACTTGGAAGCTATGAGAGCTACCGAGAACTCATGGAAGGATGAATGGATTACCTTACTATTTAGTATTCCTCTTATACTTGCATTCTGTGGTGAATGGGGTAATGCTATAGTTGCACAGGGCTTTGCGTCACTAGAGATAATGCCTCAGTGGTATCAGATTGCATTAGGTGGAATTGTTAGTGCTTCCATAGGAATGCGTTCAGTGAGTAAGTTCTTTGGAAAGAAATAATAATGTGATAAAAATGCCACAGTTAAGTGAAACTGACAGGCAGTTTATTGTATTAGAAAAACAACAAGAGTTAATACGAGAGCAAGCAAAGCTCATAGCGGAGAAAAAAATGACGTTTCAATTATCTAATCGTAGTAAAGGCAGACTAGAGGGAGTAAATCCTCAACTTGTACAAGTAGTAAATGAAGCTATTAAACGTACTAAAATAGACTTTGGTGTTACTTGTGGTATGCGTACTGTAGAGGAACAGGAAAAGTTAGTTGCTAGTGGTGCTTCACAAACCATGAAGAGTAAACACTTAGAAGGTCGTGCAGTTGATCTGGTAGCCTATATTGGTTCTAATATTACATGGAAACTAAATAAGTATGACGAGATTGCTGACGCTATGGCTGAAGCTGCACGTGATCAAGGTATAGCTATTAAGTGGGGTGCAGCTTGGAGTGTAGGTAACATTGCTGAGTGGGATGGTTCTATGGAAGACGCTATGAATAGCTATGTAGACCTGCGTAGATCACAAGGCCGTAGACCATTTATTGATGCACCACATTTTGAAATGATGTAAATGTGTATACCTTTGTACTAATAGTTTATCTTGGCATAGACAGAGAACGTATAGAGGACACAATGGTATTTAATACGATAGAACATTGTAACTACTACGCAAATCAAATAACTAAACGATATAGTACACACGGCATAGCACCAGAAGATAGAGCTATAGCTTATTGCTTACCCAAATATAAGGAACTAAAATAATGCCTAAGACTGAAGCAAACACAAGACCAGATAATCGTGATGTTAAACAAGCACGTTTAAAATACAGACAAGCTCTAGATTTATTTGAACGCAGGTTAGCAAACCTTAATAAGACTGACATGCTAAGTTATAAAAAAAACAAGCAATCTGAGGCTTTAAGAAAAGAATTTTTAAAAACAGTAAAGCCTTTTAATCGTATATTATCTGAAGGTGAAGAAAAAGCTATGGTTAGAAAAGTACAACAAACTATGTCTGATATGGGGTATAGCTCTGGTCGCTCTACTAATAGTGATAATCTTAAAAAACCTGTAGCCAAACCTAATTCTGCAGATACGCCCGGTAAAGGTAGCGATGAACCTATTACAAGACGCAATAAAAATAAAGGCGGTTTAATTAAAACAGGTGCAAAAGATTATCGTAAAGGTGGGATGTTTTATTAATGGCACGTACACTTACAGAAAAACAACAAGCATTTCTTAATGTACTGTTTGATGGTGCAGGTGGCGATGTAGTACTTGCTAAGAAACTAGCGGGGTATTCAGATACCTACAGTACTAGTGATTTAATCAGAGGCATAAAGGAAGAAGTACTTGAAGCAACTCAAATGTATATGGCAAGGAATGCACCAAAGGCTGCAATGGCTATTGTCGGTGGTCTATATGACCCCACGGAACTGGGCATTAAAGATAAAGTTGCTTCTGCAAAGGAACTACTGGATCGCACTGGATTGGTTAAAACAGAAAAGATGCAAGTAGAGGCAAAGGGTGGCGTTATGTTAATGCCAGCTAAGAATATAGAAGAAGATGATGACTAGGCCACTAGGCAAATGGAAATTACCACAGCCCACTGATGTAAAAGTTGATAATGAATGGGTTGACATTCCCCGAATTTCACGTACAATACCTTTTGGGTATATAGTTGATCCTGAAGATGATAGGATACTAAAACCTATACCCGATGAACTTAATAAGTTAGCACTTGCTAAAAAATATTTAAAGCAATATTCGTATAGAGAAGTTGCTAATTGGTTAAGCGCACATACAGGTAGAAGTATCTCCCATGTAGGGTTAATGAAACGGGTAAAGAATGAGCGAAGCAGAAAACAACAAGCTACAAGCCTACGCAGATGGGCAGAATATGCGAAAACGGCAATCGCCAAAGCGGAAGCCATCGAAAAGAAAAGGCTTGACAGCAAAAAAGACAACGAAGAAAGAGCTACCCCAGCCTAATATAATTGAGCATGACTATATCAAGGAGGTTGAGGAAACCCACAATGTTATCTTTAAGCCGAATGAGGGACCGCAGACTAACTTTCTTGCCGCAGGTGAAAGAGAAGTCCTGTACGGAGGCAGTGCTGGTGGGGGTAAGTCTTACGCTATGCTTGCTGATCCTCTTAGGTACATGGGTAATTCCAGCTTTAGCGGCCTACTATTACGCCACACAACAGAAGAACTAAGAGAACTTATTAGTAAATCGCAAGAAATGTATCCTAAGATTTGGCCCGGTATTAAATGGTCAGAACGTAAGATGCAATGGACTGCACCATCAGGGGCTACTCTGTGGATGAGTTATTTAGATAAGGATCAAGATGTTACTAAGTATCAAGGATTGGCCTTTAGCTGGATCGGTTTTGATGAACTTACCCAATGGGCTACACCTTTTGCTTGGAATTATATGAGATCACGTTTAAGATCAGCAGACCCTGAGTTACCTCTTTGTATGAGGGCAACTACAAACCCCGGCGGCAGAGGCCATCATTGGGTTAAGAAAATGTTTATAGACCCCTCACCTGCAGGTAAGTCGTTTATAGCTACAGACATTGAAACAGGTGAGCCACTAAAGTATCCATCTGGTCATGCCAAAGCGGGTAAGCCATTATTTAAACGCAGGTTTATTCCTGCAAGACTAAAAGACAATCCGTACCTGTCGCAACAGGGTGACTATGAAGCAATGCTTTTGTCACTACCAGAGCAACAACGTAGGCAATTACTAGACGGTGATTGGGACATTAAAGAAGGTGCAGCCTTCACTGAGTTTAATAGACACGATCATGTCATTGAGCCTTTTGAAATTCCTAATAATTGGGTTAAATTTAGAGCTTGCGATTACGGTTACGGAAGTTACACAGGAGTCTTATGGTTTGCGGTTAGTCCTGATGAGCAGTTGGTAGTGTACAGAGAGTTGTATGTATCTAAAGTTCTTGCGGTAGACTTAGCAGACATGGTACTTGAGGCAGAGGCTGGTGATGGTAATATGCGGTATGGCGTACTTGACTCGTCACTGTGGCATAAACGTGGTGACACTGGCCCTAGCCTAGCAGAACAAATGATTATGAGGGGCTGTCGCTGGCGTCCATCAGATAGAAGTAAAGGCTCACGTGTAGCTGGTAAGAACGAAATACACAGGCGTTTACAGGTAGATGAGTTTACAGAGGAAGCACGTATGGTATTCTTTAATACCTGTACTGAAACTATCTCACAACTACCTGCCATACCACTGGATAAAAAGAATCCAGAAGATGTAGATACCCACTCGGAAGATCACTTGTATGACGCACTACGTTATGGTATAATGTCTAGGCCACGCTTTAGTATATTTGATTATGACAGTAGAGGTACACCTCAGAATAGTATGCCAATGGCAGACTCAACTTTTGGATATTAAGGAAATATAAATGGACGAAGATAATACATTCATTGAAGACGAATCAATAGTACTAGAAGATAGTGAACAGTCTTCTATAGACGATTATCAAACCAATAACATTATTCCTTATATTGAGGGACGCTTTAAACGTGCAGAAGATTACCGCAATCAAGATGAACAACGCTGGTTAGCTGCATACAGAAACTACCGTGGTATATACGGTCCTGATGTACAATTTACTGAGGCTGAAAAGTCAAGAGTTTTTATTAAGGTTACTAAAACTAAAACACTAGCTGCATATCAGCAGCTTGAGTCTATTATGTTTGCTAACAATAAGTTTCCTTTAACAGTAGACCCTACAGAATTACCAGAGGGTGTAGTGTCAGATGTAAACTTTGATCCTAAAGAACCAGAGCAAATTAAAGAGTCAGAAGAAAACGATCCTGTAACTCCGTATGGATTTAAGGGTGACGGTAAAGAACTGGCTAAAGGTGCTACAAGTAAAACACTAGGTGAAATGCTTGGCTCCTTTACAGATAAACTACGTGGCGTAGATGGTTTAAAGAATGGCACAGGCATGACACCTACCGCTATTACATTTAGTCCAGCTATGGTAGCTGCAAAGAAAATGCAAAAGAAAATACAGGACCAATTAGAAGAGTCTAACGCAAGTAAACATTTACGTAATACTGCATTTGAGATGGCATTATTTGGCACTGGTGTTATGAAGGGTCCATTTGCTGTTGACAAAGAGTACCCTCATTGGAATGAAGATGGTGAGTACAGCCCCACTATTAAAACAGTACCGCAGGTATCTCATGTATCTGTGTGGAACTTTTACCCTGATCCAGATGCAAATAATATGGATGAGGCACAGTATGTAATTGAACGTCATAAAATGTCACGTACACAACTACGTCAACTCAAGAAACGTCCTTTCTTTAGAGACAATGTAATTGATGAAGCAATACAACTTGGTGAGAATTACAATAAAGAATTTTGGGAAGATGATCTATCTGACTATGCACCTGAACATGGCGTAGAACGCTATGAGGTACTAGAGTATTGGGGCATGGTTGATGTAGATTTCTTAGAAGAACAGGGCGTAGACATTCCCTCTGAGCTTAGTGATGTAGATGAACTACAGGCTAATGTTTGGGTTTGTAATGGTAAACTACTACGTATGGTAATTAATCCATTTAAACCTGCCCGTATACCGTATCATGCTGCCCCGTATGAACTCAATCCCTATAGCTTCTTTGGTGTAGGTATCGCTGAAAACATGGACGATACTCAAACACTAATGAACGGTTTTATGCGTATGGCTGTAGACAATGCTGTACTGTCGGGTAACTTACTTATAGAGATTGATGAAACAAACCTAGTTCCCGGTCAAGACTTGTCATTGTATCCCGGCAAAGTCTTTAGGCGTCAAGGTGGCGCACCGGGACAGGCTATTTTTGGTACTAAGTTTCCCAATGTATCAGGAGAAAACCTGCAACTGTTTGATAAGGCACGTGTACTTGCAGACGAAAGCACTGGCTTTCCTAGCTTTGCACATGGGCAAACAGGTGTATCAGGTGTAGGTAGAACTGCATCAGGCATTAGTATGCTTATGGGTGCAGCACAGGGAAGTATTAAGTCTGTAGTTAAGAACATTGATGACTACCTACTACGCCCACTAGGTGAGGGTTTGTTTAGGTTTAACATGCAGTTTGACTTTGACCCTGACATTAAGGGTGACTTAGAAGTTAAGGCACGTGGTACTGAAAGTCTCATGGCTAATGAAGTACGCAGTCAACGTCTTACACAATTTATGCAGATTGCAGCCGCACCATCACTAGCACCCTTTACTAAGTTTGATTATATTATTCGTGAGATTGCAAAGTCTCTTGATCTTGACCCAGACAAAGTAACAAACAATATGAATGAAGCTGCACTGCAAGCAGAAATGATGAAGGGCTTTCAACAGGAACAGCCACAACCGCCCCAAGGTGGACAACCATCAGTAGACGCATCTGGCGTTGGCGGTGCAACTATAGGTACAGGTGGAGTACCTGCGCCGGGACAACAAGGATTTACAGGAAATGAACAGCAACCTACTCAACAACCTCAAGCCGCTGGTGGTCAACCAGCAGGAATGGGACCAATTCAATAATTATGTTGAGGACTTAATTAAACAACAGCACCGCACTATAGAACAAACAGACGAAAGTATTATAGTTTATAGAGCGCAAGGTGCAATACATACATTACGAAGATTACTTTTATTAAGGGAAGAGGTACTACAGAATGGGTCTACTAAGCAAAGCTCTTAAAACTGCTGTAAAAGCTGCTGATGTAGCCAAGGATGCAAGTAGAACTAAACCTAAGTCTCAAATGAATCCTTTGGTTAAAGCAAGAAAAAAACTTGCCGAAACAGATTTTGAAAAATCAGCAAGTCAAGAAGTAAAAGATTTTTTATCTGTAGTAGAAGAAAAAGACCCTAATCAACTTGGTGAGTTTTACAGTCCTGTAGTTAGTACGCTAGAAGAAATGCCTATTGGCAAACAAGGTACTAAAGGGGAAAACATATCTGCTTTTATTCAAAAACGTGCGCCTAGCATTACAGGTTCAGAAAAAGGGAATTTACCTAAGTTAGACCCAAAGAAAAAATACACCCGTGAAGAAGCTATCGAAACACTAAAACCTATTGATAAATCTTATAGCATTGAAATAAATCAAAATCCAGCTTATCAAAATCCTAATCAAAGAGGTAATCAAAGACAAAATATTACAGATAAAGAAGAAAGTTACTTTGAAGTATTTGTAAAACAAAAAGATATAGACCCTGAAATAGAAGAAGTTTCAGGAGGACATTTTCAAGATGCAGGAATACTTGCACATACACGTTCATCTATTAGAAGGGAAACTCCTGCAGGTGGCCCTCTTACAAAAAAAATAAAAGACAGAGAACGCTATCTTCTAATTGAAGAAATGCAAAGTGATGTAGCTAATCTTGTTGAAAAAAATGTAGATGAATTAGGTATGTCTAGGATTTCAGAAGATGCTAGAGAAGTTTTTGCTGAAGAAGGACCACAAGGTAATTTTGCAAATGAGGTAGTAGACAATTTAGGTACACCTTTTAATAAAGAACATGAAAATATATTAAATGATTGGTATACTAAAATACGTAAAAGAACTGATTTAGGGTATGTAATAGGAGAAAACTATTCAAAAATTCAAGATGTAATTGACTTAAAACGTATATATAAAGATGTATTAAATATTGATGTAGGTGGACGTACCCCAGAACAAATACATAAAAATGCCTCTGTGCGGTTATATGAAAATGATGTAGACCCTGACGAATTAATTATGAATTTTGGTGATTCTGAATATGATATAGGAGAATATTTTGATGAAACTTTTAATTATTATTTAAAATTATCTACAGACGTAAGTAAAAAAGAACGTAAATTTGGAGAAATTACTTATCCTAAATCTGCTGTGCCTCTTAATACTAGAACAGAATATGTTACAAAGTTAATACAAGCTAATATTGCTTTGGCAAAAAAACAAGGCGTAACTAAAATAGTAATACCTGACTATAAAGAAATTGCTAGATTGCGTGACCACATTCAAACTGATGGAAATAAAGAAGATATATTTAAAATGACTTATGAAGATGCAGTAAATAAAGCATTAAAAAGTTTAATAAAAGAATCTAAAGGACAAATTAAAGTAGGTAAACGTGAACTAAAATATAATTCTGCAGAAGCTAGAGGTAATCGCAAAAGTACTGCAACTGAAATAGATATATCAGATTTTGATTTTAATCCTGATACACAAGCATTTAGATTTAATAAAGGTGGAATAGTACCAATGAATAACCAGACTCAGCAAGCATTTGCACTAGGTGGATTAAAAGATGAAGGTGGCGAAATTGATGAAGCGTCAGGTAATCGTGTACCCATTGGCGGCACTAAAGAAGGTGTACGGGATGACATATCAGCTAATGTAAGTGAAGGTGAGTTTATTTTTCCTGCAGATGTAGTACGATATCATGGCCTAGATAAAATGATGGCACTACGACAAGAAGCTAAGATGGGCCTTAAGCAAATGGAACGCATGGGACAGATGGGCAATAGTGATGAAGCTACTATTCCTGATGACTTACCTTTTGGCATGGCTGATCTTATTGTAGTTGGTGGCGAAGGTGAGCCTATGGAATTTGCAGATGGTGGATTTGTGCCACAGATGCAGACGTTACAAACAGCACCTGTACCTACAATGGGCGGTGGTACATCTACTGGTACGCAGACACCTATTGTGTATGATGACTTTATGAAGACACCTGTAGTGACTATGCAGGAATACCGTGACGCTAATGGTAACTCTATTATTATTACATCTGTAAATGGCAAGGCTACTACTGAAATACCTGCAGGGTATACATTGTACACACCACCTGCTAACACTGCACCTACAACTACACAAGCAGCTATTCAGACTGTTAATAGACGTAGCTACAGACCTAGTGGTGATGATGAAGGTCCAGAGCCACAGCCAGATCAACCAGCACCTGACTATAGAAATATGAATGACGATGAGTTTTTTAGTTATATGGCAGAGCAAAATGGCTTTGGTGCTAAAGCAGGTAATGCTGCAGGTTTAGCTATTGCTACTATGGTAGGTGGCCCTGTTGGTTTGTTAGTTGGTGCTTTAATGCGTAACAATAAAAATAATCAAATGGCTAATATGAAAAGTCGCATTGATAGAATGGATGATGGCCCAGCTAAAACTAATGCACTAGCACTTTATAAAGAATATGGTGGTGAAACAGACCCTAAGAAAAAAGAAGGACTATTTGCTAACATAACAAATTTTGTTACAGGTCTTGTTACTCCTGTTGCTAATGCACTTGGCATTAATCAAGAGGATGCTGCAAAGGTTGCACAGAATGCTGCAGTAACAGAAGTAAGTGGTACTGAACCTGCTACTGCTGCTGCTGCTGCACCTACAACAAGTCTTAAACCTATATTACGGCCTGATGTTAGTGTTACTGCACCTGTTACTCAAATAGGACCACAAGGTACAGCTATTGGTACATTTACTAATCAAGACCCTAGACAACCTACTGCATTTCCCGGTATGGGAGCTAGAGTAGCAGCAGGTAATGTACAACCAGCATCTCCTGAATTTACACTTAACAATGCGCCTCTTATAACTGCTAGTGGAGCTACCTCCCCTCAAGCTGCTTTATCTCCAATACGTTCTGCATCTGAAACAGGGCCATCTTCTATTAATCCAATGATTGGTACACAAGACTATGATACTAGACAAGAAGCATTAAGACCTAAAGTACGTCCTGAACGTACTGGCCCTGATTTTGACGCTCCTGAATTTAATAAAAACTTAATAGGATATGATGAAACGGGTATAAATGTACAACCTCCACAACCTACAGAAGCAGAACAAAACTTAGCAAAATTTCAAAGGGATCAAGAATTTAAAAAAAGATTCACGCCAACTAAACCTAATTTAATAAGAGAAGATAAACCTGATTATACTTCATTAAAAGCAACCCAACAAAGCTATGGACCTTCCCAACGTGCAGGTTACGAAAGTGATATGTATGCTGCAATGCAAGACATGCCCCCAGTTAATTATGTAGTTGCTCCCGGCGAAACAGGTCAAGCAAATAGAGTTTTACAAAAACAACCACAAACATCTGTAGAAAGTAGCTATGATGAAGTTGGTGTGCAAATGCAAGACCCACGTGAAACAGAAGGAATGGGTTCTCCTTTATCTCCTGTTGTTGGACCTACTACAGTCAGTGCAGAAGAAACATATGGCCCTGCTTCTGATAGATTTGTTCCAAGTTATCCAAGCCCAGATGCTTTTCAATACACTGCACAAAATCTTAATGCTCAAGCACAAAGGGAAGCTGCAGCACTTCAAGCATCGCCTGATATGTTTGGACCTATTCAAACACAACAAGCATTTGGTGATACTTCTTATATTGGGGGAACTCCATTTATTGCAGAACAAGATAAGAGGTATTCTATTTTTGGAGATGAACTTGAACCGGGTTTTAAAGATGCTTCTTTAGATGTAGCTGCACAACAACAAACTGCAGCACAAACTAGAGCCAGAGAAGCACAAGCACAACAGGCTAGAATACAAACACGTAATAAAGAAATTGCTACAGCAACCTCTAAGATACCTGCATACATTGCAAACTCTAAAGAAACACAGGATGCAATTAAAGCTGGCTACGTAGGTAGTACTACAGGCGGCTATGCTATTGGTAAAATATCTGGCAGTGATGGTAACGATGCTGGTGTTGTACAAAATGCAGATGGTAAAGTTACTAAACTTAAAGACTTAGAAGGTTACGGAGGTCTTAAAGGCACACAGCGTGGTAATATGACAGTGTTTAGTGATGCTGAAGGTACTAAGTTTGTTAAGAGTACATTTGGTAAAAAGACTAAACTAAATGGTGACAAGTATGAAGGACCGGGAATTACACGAAAAGATAAAGGTTTAGGAAATACTTTTTTTCAAAGTGCTGCAAATGTTCTTACGCCGGGAGATGGTAAAAGTTACGTTGATGGAGAATTAGTAAATGATAGTGGTAGTAGTAGAAGTAGTTCTACTAAAACATATAATAGTTTAGCAGAAGCTGCTAAAGATGGTCAACATGGACAATCTGTTAATATAGCTGGAAAAGGCGTACAAAAAGTTTCATTTGGGGATGCATCGTATGATGCTAAAATGAAAGCAGAAAGCGATAAAGCAGATGATGGAGGAAGTGACGATAGTAAAATTGTCTGTACAGAAATGTATCGTCAAACTCAACTTGTAGATTGGCAACACACTATGAAAATCTGGCATGTATATCAAGAAAAGTACTTGACACCTTATCATCAAATAGGTTATCATTGGTTATTCAAACCATATGTTAAAGGTATGAAAAAAAGTTCTATACTAACTAAATTAGGTGCTACACTAGCAAAACATAGAACAGAACATTTACGTTATGTACTAACTAAAGGTAAATCAAAAGATAACTTAGTAGGTAATGTTTGGTGTAAATTTGTACATCCATTAGTATATGTCGCTGGCATTTTTAAACAAAAGATAGGTAAGTAAATGGAAGAAGAAATATATTCATTTGATGATTACTTTAAAGAAGTTTTAAACCGTGTTTCTAATTTATCTGATAAAGAAAAAGATACATTAAGCTCTTTAAAGTCTTCTGTAGAAGGCAAGTTATTATCAAAAATACTAGGTCCAGAATTAACATCTATTAGTTTAGTAATTGATTCTAAACCTAAACGTGGTTTAGCTGCACGTTAAACAGCTAATTAGAACTGGCCTACCCACTCCCCTTACAACACAGGCTACGGTGGCCCCAGTAAATAGGAACTAAAATGGAAAACCAAATAGTAGAGGTACAAGAACCGCCCAAGTCAATGATGATGCAACGTAAGAGTAGAGTGCATGAACGTGTAGAGGAAGACGAAAAAGAACTACGTGAATTAATGGCAGAACGTGAAGGCGCAGAAAAAGAAGCTGAAGTACAGGCCAAAGAAGATGCAGAGCCAGAAGGTGCAGAAGAAAAGAGTTATAAGAAACGCTATGCTGATTTACGTAGAGGATCACAAAAAGCAAAGGCAGACTTAGAGGCTCGTATTACTACATTAGAGTCGCAGTTAAAACAAAGTGCTGCACAAGAAATTAAACTACCTAAGTCAGATGAAGACATAGATGCATGGGCAAGCCAGTATCCAGATGTAGCTGCTATTGTTGAAACTATTGCTATTAAGAAAGCACGTGAGCAACAAGAAGGTTTACAGGAACGTATTAAAGAAATTGATACATTACGGGAAAGTGCATCACGTGAGAAAGCTGAAGTAGAATTACTTAAAGCGCACCCTGACTTTGGAGAGATACGTGATAGTGATGAGTTCCATGAGTGGGCAGAAGAACAGCCTAAGTGGGTACAAGAAGCACTATACGAAAATGATAATGATGCAAGGTCTGCAGCACGTGCTATTGATTTGTACAAAGCAGACATGAACATTAAAACAAAAAAACCTAGCAGTAATAAAGAAGCTGCTAAGTCGGTGAATACTCGTAATACACGTAGTCAACCAGACGCTACATCTAACAATACTAAAATGTCTGAGTCACGTGTTAATAAAATGTCTACTAAAGAATACGAGAAACATCAAGACGAGATCATGGAAGCTATTAGAAAAGGTGAATTTATTTACGATATTTCTGGTAGCGCACGATAAAAAGACTTGACAAGTCTTAAATAAACAATATAACTATATACAACAGGTTTAACACAGCCCCCTACTTATTTGGACTACCTGTGTTAAATCTACTTTCACAAATATAAATAGTTTTAACGACTACCTAATGTCTTTGGCCCGTTGTGTAAAAGGTCGGCCAACTTTTTACAACAATGTTACCCATAAGAGTTAGCCTCATTACATACCGTTTGTAGTTTGTATCTGTGTCTTAATGCAAAGGAATAATACAATGGCATTTACGACAGCTACGGGTTATGGTAATTTACCTAATGGTAATTTTAGCCCAGTCATTTACAGCAAACAGGTACAACTTGCCTTCCGCAAGTCTACCGTCTGTGGTGACATTACTAACTCCGATTATTTTGGAGAAATCTCTGGTCAAGGCGATACCGTCAAGATCATTAAAGAACCCGAAATCTCTGTAAGCGAATATGCACGTGGCACAAATGTCACAGCGCAAGATTTGCAAGACGAAGATTTCTCTCTGGTTATTGACAAAGCTAATTACTTTGCTTTCAAAATGGATGACATTGAAGAAGCTCATAGCCACGTCAACTTTATGGAGCTTGCCTCTAACCGTGCTGCATACCGTCTTGCTGACCAACATGACCAAGAAGTTCTTGGTTATATGTCTGGTTACAAACAGTCTTCTTTGCACAGCAAAGCTGATGCACTGAACACTACCGTAAACGGTACTAAAGCAGTATCAACTGCTGGTTCTAACGAACTGCTTTCTTCTATGCAACTGAAGAAAGGTGACTTTGGTAACATCACAACAAGCTCCGCAGGGGATCACTCTATTCCTCTAGTGGCACGTTTGCCCGGTGCTACCGCACTTCCAACAGCTTCAGCTTCACCAGCAATGGTTGTAGCACGTATGAAGCGTTTACTTGATCAACAGCAAGTTGACACTCAAGGACGTTGGTTGGTAGTTGATCCAGTATTTATGGAAATTCTTGCTGATGAAGATTCACGCTTCATGAATGCAGACTTCGGTGAATCGGGTGGACTGCGTAATGGTCTTGTTCTCAATAACTTCCACGGCTTCCGTGTGTATTCCTCTTCTAATCTGCCAGCGGTAGGTACTGGGGCAGGAACATCTGGTGCTGCTAACCAAAACTCTAACTTTGGTGTTATTGTTGCTGGACATGATTCTGCTGTAGCAACTGCGGAGCAGATCAATAAGACAGAAACATATCGTGACCCTGACAGCTTTGCTGACATTGTTCGTGGTATGCATCTATATGGTAGAAAGATTCTTCGTCCTGAAGCAATCGTTACTGCCAAATATAACGCAGCGTAAGGGAGATATAACATGGCTACTTATGATATGACTTCCAGTGATACTGCTGGTGTTGGGGCAAATGTTCTTGCTGTCCCAACAGTAGTTGGTAACTCTGTACGCACCATTGAAGCAATCTTAGATATTGATGCAATGGTTACTGCTGGTTATTCTGGCGCAAACGGTGATGTTTTCCAACTTTTGGAAATCCCTGCCGAATCAGTTATTGTTGCTGCTGGTGCAGAAATCATGAAACCTTTCACGACTTCTTGTACTGCAGATATTGACTTCGCTGGTGGCGATGACATTATTGACGGTGCTGACTTGACTGCTGCTGCTGGTACATACCTTGCAAAAGGCACTAACGGTGAAGCTAACGTTGTCAATACAGGCGCAGCTTCTACGTTTGCTGCTGCTGCTTTGGCATGTGTTGGCGCTGCTGATACTATTGACGTTACTATTGCTGGTGCTGCACCTGCTACTGGGCGTCTTCGGGTATATGCAGTAGTTGCAGATGTTTCAGCCGCAATGACTGAACCTGCTGTTGCAGCACGTGACCTCATTTAATAAAACTAAATACTTTGGGGCTGGCTATATGCTGGCCCCATTAGTGTATCAAACTTATGCAACTAAAAACTCTTGGGGCATAAAAGGCTTATTAAGGAAACATAATGGCTCTTACTTTTCTTTCTTTAACTAATAGCGTTATTACACGTATGAACGAAGTGGAGCTAACTTCTAGTAACTTTACAAGTGCTAGGGGTGTACAGATACAATGTAAGAACGCAGTTAATGAAGCAATACGATACATTAACCAGCGTGAGTTTGGATATTCTTTTAATCACGCTACTAATACAGAATCATTAGTTCCGGGAAAAGTTAGATATACCTTGCCTACAAGCACTAAATCTGTAGACTACAACACAGTTAGAATTAAAAAAAGTACTACACTTGATTGCGCTGGTAGCAATCTTGGTATTTTAAACTATAATGAATACATACAAAATGAACATGCTAATCAAGAAGATGAAATAAACTCTACTACTTTAAATGGCTCTCACTCTAGTTCTGTTGAAACTTTGACGCTCACTTCTACTACAGGGTTTGATGCTTCAGGGACAATATATATTGGTAGTGAGCAAATTACTTATACAGCTATATCGGGCAATGATCTTACAGGATGTACACGTGGTGCAAACAGTACTACTGCTGCCCTACATGCAGATGGTGTGTTTGTGGCACAGTTTGATAACGGAGGTGTACCTAGAAATATTGTACGTACACCTGATAATAACTATTTAATATACCCTTTCCCTGATAAAGAGTATACTTTAACATTTGATTATTATACTTTTCCTTCTGATTTATCTGCTCATGGAGATACAACCACTATTCCTGAGAGGTTTGCTCCTGTAATTATAGACGGAGCCACTTCTTTTGTTTATCAGTACAGGGGTGAAACGCAACAATATCAATTAAACTTTTCTAGGTTTGAGCAGGGTATTAAAAACATGCAGAGTTTACTTATTAACAAGTACGACTATGTAAGGTCTACAATGATAGTTAGGCCAAGAGGCTCTAGTGCCTTTATGGCAGGTGTTAATTAATGCCAGATAGTTCTCAATCACAGCCAGTTGCATTTAACTGTGAGGGCGGTTTAGTTCTTAACCGTTCTAACTTTATTATGCAGCCGGGAGAGGCACTACAACTAGAAAACTTTGAGCCTGACATTTCAGGTGGCTACAGACGTATTAGTGGCTTTCGTAAATACGTAAATGCTGTTGTACCTCACACTAGCTCTAGCTCTGAATCACTACTAATGATTGCTAACTTTGACAATAAAGTATTAGCAGCCAGAGGTGAAAAGATATTTAGTTCTGCTTCTGCTGAGTTATCTATTGCTATTGCAGCAGATACAAGCATGACAGGATCAGGTACTATTACTGTACCATCTACATTAGGTTTTTCTTCTAGTGGTACACTACAGATTAACTCAGAGATATTTACTTACACAGGTAAAACATCTACTACTTTTACAGGCGTAACTAGGGCTGTATCTTCTACTGCAGCAGCACATTCTAAACTTGATGTAGTATCAGAAAGCTGGACTGTTAGAGACACAGGTAGAACCAGTGCTGCAAAGTACCACTTTGAAAGATATAACTTTGACGGTAACGAAAAGATTATCTGTGTGGATGGGGTCAATGCTCCTGTAATATTTAACACTTCTATGGCAGCAGCAGACGTTAGTGATAGTAGTGTAGCAGGTGCTACTGTTGTAGCTGCATACAGAAATCGTATGTTTTATGCAGGTAAATCTACTACTCCGCAAGAAATAATCTTTAGCGAAGGATTTAATGAAGACGGTTTTAATACGGGTGCTTCTGATCCTGCAGGAAGCATTAGTGTTGATGATACTGTAGTTGCACTAAAGGTTTTCCGTGATAGCTTGTTTATCTTTTGTGAAAACAGAATATTTAAACTTACAGGTTCTACCTCAACTAATTTTTCTGTAGAACCTGTTACTAGAAACATTGGTTGCATTAACAGCTTTACCGTACAGGAATTTGCAGGTGACTTAATCTTTCTTGGTCCTGATGGATTACGTACTGTTGCTGCGACTGCACGTATTGGTGATACTGAACTGGGTACTATTAGTAAAAACATCCAGACTGTATTTGATGAGAACATTAAAGATGCTGGAGCGTTTGACTCCGTAGTTATACCCGATA